AAAATGGAGTGAGACATAATGTCAATACAAGATACAAAAGTTCCTTTAAATGAACGAACTAAGGTCGATACAGATTATTTAAATAAAAAAATGGAAAGCATGATGAGTGCTTTCTTTGAAAGTATCGGTGAATACGAGGAAAGAGTAAAAAACTTAGAAAAAATAATATTTGAGTTAAAACAAAATGGCAGTTAAATCTAAAAATCCAATAGATGCCATGACTATTAACGAAAGCCTTGGAGATATTCCTACTCATGTAATGAAGTCAGGTTCGTGTTTTAGACCTAAAGAGGATTTAAACCGACTAGCAGAGTTTAAGAAGAGAATAATTCCTAGAGATTATAGAGGATTGCCTTTTGAGTATGACCTTTGGTTTAATACTAATGAAAGGTACTCTATTAGAAGCTGGTTATATACAGATTTTTTAGGAAATGGGATTTATATTAGAGTTAATTCCATATTAATAAATAACAATCTACTACATTCAATTGCTCTTAGAGAGAAAGAGATTGATTGGGATAGAATAGAAAAAATAAGAGAAAATCTACATAATAAATATACTTTGCAAACTCCACAAGAGTTTCCTGAAAAAGTTATTTTCCCGCCAGGAAGCAACTTAATGAATAAAAACGTTGTATCTTGGAGAAGAATGAAAGACCATGTAGATAGAGGATTTAAAGTAAAACCACATCCAATAACAGCACATCTTTGGAGAGCAAAATTAAAGATGGAACTAGGAGAAGAAAATGTCCTAGGACACAAGGAAGGTGGTTTTGAAGTATTACTTAACTGCAAAGAAGCTGCAGTATGCCCTAACAGTGAAATGGGTATTATAGCATTATTATTAGATAAACAATTAAGTTTAGTTTCAACGCCATATAGCGCAAGAGAAAAACAACCTCTTACCTATGAAGCGGTATATCATGCAATATCACAACCAGATGTACGAAACTCAACAGAAGCTTTACTTAAAATATTATCAAGCAAGAGGTCAGGAATGATATTTGACTTCGATGAAGATGCAGAAGAAAGAATGTATCTTTACCAGGAAAACTTTTGGGATTATAAAACAAAATGATAGAAATATTACTTAGATACCACCCTAAATACTCAATGTTTACGTTTGCCTCTTTGTTGGATAAAACAGAGAAGTTTCGTTTGCATGTATTTATGAATGACAACGACTACGACCAAGATGTTGCAGATTGGCTCATACAGAGTTTTGATAACGTACAAGTATATCAAGCTCCTTACGATACCCATGTAGCTGCAAAACAGATTTTACAGTTTAAAAGACATTGGATGGGTAAAGGTAAAATAAACAAAATTGTACAAAGCTATACACGCGCACCTATATTTACAAAAGAACTTATAGGAAATCAACTACCACCTAATTCTTGGTTTAAAAAGTTAGTTGCAACAACTTCTAGAAATACTTTTCATAATCATGGTATTTTTAAAACTTACTATAGTATACTGGGTCAGATTGGTGGATATAAAGTAGACACTTCTTTCTTAATATGGAACTGGAATGAGTTAGAAAACATGACAGAATCTGAACTATTTATGAAAGATGGCACTCCTCCTATTCAAAAATATAAATGGGAACATGATCTTGATGCTTACATAAATCATGCAAGAGATGAACAAATAACAACTTACTTTAAAACTATAGAAACAAGTAAGATGCCTATTTATATGCACGGCAAAGTAGACCCTTTAATAGAATTAGATGCTCTTGGAGCGATGGATTGTATTAATTATAATATTATGTTAAGAAAAGCATATAACTTAGATATACCAAGTTACTTATTAGAAAGAGATTACTATGAGTGTAGAACAGGTTTACAATTAAGTATACCTTGGGATTTATACACTCCACTAATGGAAAAGATTCCAGCTAGATTTAAAGACGGAAGATTAAATGAAAAGATTTTAATTAAGTCGAATAAACAAAAAGCTGCTGCTGGTAAATTAATTACAGCAGGATTTTCATTGGGTAAGGTCTAGTTGCTCGTCTTTTAAGTCAGATAAGATTTTCCAATCTAACTTCCCTTCTTTATACCATTTCCATACCCAACCCTTTTCATGAGGGTTGTGTGGATTTACGCTCGCACTATTAAAAGGGATATGCCAACTAGAGGGCTGATTGCCTCCAGAGAATATTGGTAATTTCTTTGAAAAGAAATCGAATCCAATCAATGTAATATTTTCACATTTGAGTTTTGTGAGAAAATATAAAATACCGAGAAATCCAGCAGAAGGCCTTGCACCTTTTGTGGCTTTATTAGACTCCGCCCCTATCTGAGCAAAAATCTTTAAAAGTTCTTCATCGGAAAACATAATCGTATAATCATCAAACGGCAGGTCTAGGTCTGGCTCTACATTCAAGTGGATTCTACTACGATTAAATAGAATCTCCGCATTTGGAAAATGATGCCAATAATTTTTTCTTAACCAACCTGTGACCCAAAAATCTGTTTTTGACCCTACGGATTTTGAAATATCTTTTCTAGGTACTCCTTGGCCAAAGCGAACAACATGGTCAAAACTATCTATGTACTCTCCATAATTATGTTGCAATATTTCTACAGAGTTTCCTACTAATATTACTGAATCTTTTTGTATATCTCTTGCCATTCTTGGGAGTACTCCTCGTTGTCGTTTATACCATGCCACGGTCCACCATCTGTAAAGTGAACTGCTTTTGGATTTTTAAATTGATAATAATTTATCATTGCGTTATATTCAGCAGGCAAACTTCCAATACCATCTGCCCAAAGCATCTCATGTAAAAAACCCGCATCTGCTCGGTTTACAAGCTCTTTAGTAAGCTCTTTACAATGGGCGTTATTGAATAACATTAAAGATGACCAATACTTTTTAGGATAGTCTAAGTTTAGTTTGCCATTCATTTTTGTATTTGGAGGTATGAAGTCGGGATGTTTTACACAGTAAACACCTAGTCTATTATCCATCCATTCTATATCCATGAAATCAAATAATTCAGCAGGGTCACATCTCCACATAAAATCACTATCACAAAATAAAGCATATCCTTCATACTTAGAAAGATAAGGTACTAGAAACCGAGTGAAAGCAAACTCTGTACTTTCATTTTGAAACGGTCTCCAGTATACTCCTTTTTCTTCTAATTCACTACGTATTAATGGTTTGATAACATGGCTACGATTGTATCTTAAAATACTTTCCTTACATACTTCGTATGCTTCAGGTTGTTCTGAATCGTAGCCAATATAAATTACCATATTAATCCTCTTTTAGTTGAGACCCTAAGTCGTTTATATAGGCTTGTCTAGCCGTTTTTAACGCAGCTAGTTGTTGCTCTGTTTCAGCGATTTTTGTATCACAATAGTTCATTGCAACTACTATTAACTTTTGGTCTTTAGTAAACTCATCAGTGTCGTAATCAACACCATCTATACTTATCATTTCTTGTATTTGCATTATTTAAATACATCCTGCCAATTGCCTTGTGTACTAGCCTTAGCATACTCAGTAGCACGGTTTTCAAAAAAGTTGGTATGCTCAACTGCATTAATTTGCATATCAATCCAAGGAAGTGGATTAACTGTACTATGGAATATTGCTTTCATACCAAGACCTAATAATCGTCTATCGGCGATGTATCTTATGTATTCTTTCACTTCTTTTGCTGTTAAATCTTTGATATCTGCTTTATCAAAACAAACATCAATAAACTTATCTTCTAATTCAACAACGCGCTCTGCTGCACAATATATCTCATATTTTAGTTTATCTGTCCATATTTCTGGATTTTCTGCGATAAAGGTTCTAAAGAGTTTTGATAGCCCTTCAACGTGAAGTGACTCGTCTCTTATAGACCATGTTACTATCTGCCCCATACCTTTCATAAGGTTATGTCTAGGATAGTTTAGAAGTATAGCAAAACTACTGAATAGTTGTACTCCTTCTGTGAATCCACTGTAGACTGCCATTGTTTTTGCAATCTCGTGTGGATTATCCATATTGAAGTCAGTTAGATACTCATGTTTTTCTGACATAGCTTGTATATCAAAAAACTCTTGGTACATATCATCTGACTTACCTAATGTTTCCAATAATAAAGAATATGCTTCTTGGTGTACTGCTTCCATAGCAGCATAACTTACTAGCATCATTCTTATTTCTGGTACTTTGAATGTGGGTAGATAATGCTTAGCATATCCACAACACACATCAACATCAGCTTGAGTAAAAAACTTAAATATATTATCTATAAGTGTTCTTTCTCCGTCTGATAGTTTTTGATTATAATCTTTAATATCATCTTGTAGTGCTACTTCTTCAGGTAGCCAATGCATTTGTTGTTGTTTTTTGTAAAACTCAAATGCCCAAGGGTAATCAAAAGGTTTATAATAATCTCTTTCTTCTAATAGACTCATTTATCCCTCACAACTTAGACAATCTGATTGCTCAAAAATTATCTCTCTTTTAGCCAAAGAAGTAACATTATCGGCACGACCAATAGCTTCACTTCTTAGGTAATATAATGTTTTTAAATCTTTCGCCCATGCTAACATATGTACATTATGTAAATCACCTTTGTTAACATCAGGTGGAAAGAATAAGTTTACACTCTGTGACTGGCAAATAAATTGCTGTCTTACAGAGGCGTGTTCAATTACCCAGGATTGATTTATTTCAACTGCTGTTTTAAATACATCTTTATCCCATTCTTCTAAGAATGTAAGATGTTGAACACTTCCTTTATTTGCTACTATGCTTCTCCAAACTTCTGTATATTCTTCTTCACTAGTAGTTTTATCTCTAATGATTTGGTCAAGAAACTTATTCTTTACTAGATTAGACCCAGATTTTGTTTTCTGAGTATACGCATTAGCACGATAAGGCTCTATACTTGGAGAAGTATTACCACAAATAATACTTGAACTGGCATTAGGAGCGATTGCAAGTAGATGTGCATTTCTTACTGAGCAAGAATCATCATCTGGACAAGCGCCTCTTTCTACTGCAAGTTCTCTTGTAGTTTTGTCTGCCATAGATTTTATATATGCAAACATTTCTAAATTAGTACCCCCTGCCATAGCACTCTCAAATGGAATACTATTTTTCTGTAGATACGCATGGAATCCCATAGCGCCAAGTCCAATGCTTCTCTCCCTCATAGCACTAAACTTAGCTCTTTCTAATTGACTTGGAGCATTTTCAATAAAGTATGTTAATACATTATCTAACATTCTAATCAAGTCTGGTATAAATGCTGGGTGGGTTTTCCACTCATCATAATATTCCAAGTTAACTGAGGATAGACAACATACTGCTGTTCTTTCCTCATTTGTAGCAAGTGTTATTTCTGAACATAAGTTTGAATGATGAACTCTCAAGCCTTTTTTCTTTTGATACTCAGGTAAAGCATTGTTTACCGCATCTTCAAACATAAGATAAGGCTCTCCAGTTTCCATTCTATTTTGTAATATTTTTACCCATAATGCTCTAGCACTAACTGTTTTTACTACTTTTTTCGTGTGTGGGTCAATTAATTCCCAACTATCATCAAAGCCTTCCTCTTTAGTTGCTTTATGAATTAGCTCCATAAAGCTATCAGGAATAACGATGCTATGATGTAAGTTAAGAAACTTTCTATTCGAGTCCCCACCCGTTGTTTTTCTTCCATCTAAAAACTCCTCTATTTCAGGGTGTGACATATGTAAGTACGCAGCATAACTTCCTCGTCTTGTAACTCCCTGTGAGAAAGCCAACATTTCTGCGTCTACTACTTTTATAAAAGGAACAACACCAGTAGACTCAGAACCTTTTGATGTTTTTGTTCCTACTGAACGAACATCACTCCAAGTACCGCCGATACCACCACCAAAAGATGATAGGTAAGCATTTTCTACATAGTGTTCTGTAATTCCTTCTCTACTATCATCAACATAGTTTAAGAAACAACTAATCGGAAGTCCTCTGCTAGTGCCTCCATTTGATAATAAGGGGGTTGCAAACATAAACCAAAGATTACTGACATAATCATATAATCTCTGTGCGTGAGCATCATTATCTGCAAAAGCCATAGCGGCTCTAGCAAATGCTTCTTGGGGTGAAGTTTCATCACCAACCATATATCTATCTTTTAGAGTTGCAAGTGCAAAATCATCTAAAAGTTTATCTTTACTAAAGTCTATCTTCACTGACATAATTTTCTACCAATCCTATAATTTCTTTTGCATGACCTAAGACTGCACCGTCTACGTCATAAGTTAAATCCATGAGTTGTATTCCTGTTTCTAGTCCTTCACTTCCGAACTCATTTAAGTTCTGAATGTACTTGTACTTTCCTTCAAGAGGTAAACTCGCCATAATATCAAAGATATCTCCATACTGTTCTATAAGTTGGGATGCTCGCTTTGGGCCAACACCATCAACTCCAGGGACGTTATCTCCTTTATCTCCAGTTAAGCACTTGTAAGTTAAAAAGTACTCAGGATCAAAGTCATAATGCTCGTCCCAATTTAGGAGTGTTGTTTCTTTTCTAGTTACTGTCGAAAATCGACTTATTTTGGAATCAACTAGTAAATCCCAATCTTTATCTGATGATATCATCCAAATCTCATCTATACCTAATTCTTCTCGGTTTTGACAGATAAGACCTGCTATATCATCAGCCTCAACTCCTGCATACTTTAGAGTGAGATATCCTTTGCTTTTGAGATTAGTCATTGTATCACTAAACTCTGCAAGGAACATTTCAAACTCTTTTGCTTCTTCAGGTGTTTGTTCTGCATATCGTTCTTTACGATTTGCTTTGTACTCTGGGTAGATTTCTTTACGATAGTTACTACCACCATCGCCAAGTATTACTATTTCCCCACAGTTATAGGACTTTGCCAAAGATTCAACTGTTCTCACATAATCATGTTCGAAGTCGTTGCGTCCTTGATGTTTCCATCGAAAAGCTAGATTGAGTCCATCAACAATCAATAAGTTCCCATTGGGAATCGGCTTTCCATGGCTCGTAAATTGTATCGCCATTTGTAAATTGTACCTCTTGTGTTTCTAAAAATTGTTCGGCAAAGGTGACATAACACCCTAACCAGTTTATGTACATATGTTTTTTGTAACATGGCTTTCTTGTCGTTGCCACATACCACTGCGAGTGGTTTTCTTTGAAGATTAGCAATGGCTCTTGTTTCATTT